GGTAACCACCACCTCCACCTACACCAGCACCACCACCTCCACTTAATTGAGAAAACATATTTGTCATCTTTATTTATTTAATTGTTAAATATCCTCATAGCTTCTTAGATTCGTGTCGTATATAGGCTGTTACATTATCAAGCATTGTCCTAACTTCACTTAAAACATCTCCGGCTTCTTGACTTTCGACTGCTGGAAATTTGAAAGAATCAAGATCGGCGGCTAACTTATTAAGTTTATCTTTATCCGGGGCTAGTAAAGCCTGACGTTTAGCTTCTTCTTCCGCCTTAGTTTTAGCTTCTTCTGCGGCTTTAATGTCGGCTTCCTTTTTAGTTTGCGCTTCTTTTTCCGCCTTTAATTTAGCTTCGGCTTCTTCCTTAGCTTTCCGGGACGCTTCTTCTTTTTTGCGTAGTTCTTCGTTTTCCTTCCTGATCTGTTCTTGCTTGTCGTCGTATTCTTTTTTAGCGGCCCTAACCTTTCCTAGTAGCTTCTGATAGTCTTCTTCGGACATATCCAGTAAGTTAATCGTCATTTCCATAAAATCACGATAAGGGGCTAATTCTATGCGACGATCATTAAAAAGTTTTTGTCTTTTTTCTTCGGCTAAACGATCGGCTTCTGCCTTAGCTTCCGCTTCTTTTTTGGCCTTATCTGCCGCTATAGACGATTCTAGTAATTTAGCGAACGCGTCGTCTGACATATCCTTTATATTGTAAAGTGTAATATCGTCGACGTATGGGGTCAATTTTTCGATCCGGGATTCATAGCGGGCTTGTATACGTTCCAATTCTTTAATTTCGGCGTACCTTTCTTGTTTTTCTAGGTGTTCTTCGACCGGGACGATTAAAGCCTTAATAAGATTTGATACCCCGTCGATTGCCCGACCTTCCCTTAAAGACTGTTCTTTAAGTTCCTTGCGGGTCTTTTCTGCCTCGACACGAATAGCCTTTAGTTTAAGCCTTGATTCGCGGGCTTGTAACATTAAATCGGTTTGTGATTCGTCGGTGACGACGATCGACTTAGCTTCTTCTGCTAGTTCCTTAGCCTGACTAAAATACCCGGCGAAGTTTTTAAGTAGTTCGTCGACTTTACTAGGTTGTAGTCCTGATTCTTTAGCTACTATTGCGATTTGGTTTGTTTTTTGATCTTCCATATTATTTTATTTTTTCCAAGATACTTTTTAACTGTGCGATACCGGTCAATACTCCGGCCTTTAATTTAGCGATTTCAGTTTCGTTGCGCTGAATTCGTATAACCGAAATTGGCTTCGTAAAATTCTCATTGAAGACGATGTGGTCGCACCATTCACGTTCTGTGACCCACAAATTAAATTGAATCTGCCAATTATGCGCCGGATCCACCTTTTGGTCATAAAGAAATCGAGCATAGTTGGCGTCATTTTTACATTTAATCTCTATCAACCCGTCATCCTCAACCAGTCCATCTGGGCTACATCCAACAAATTCGTCTACCTCAACAAAACCGACTTGTTTAACAGTTCTACCCGTCTCGATTTCGTAGGCGTTTCTAGCCATATCTTCGTATTCACGGCCGCGCTTAATATCGTCATTGGTATATGAAGGTTTTGGCTTACTGGTAAGTATCTCTGCGGCTTTCTCAAATACTAGAGTCTCTAAGCCTTTTCCGTTAGCTGCTATAGCTTGCGCTACTGATCCAGTAAACTTGCCTAGTCTAACCCTAAACCACTCCTCACTACCTTGGTCATAGTTATATGTTTTCATTTTCAATTTCCTCCTTCCTGAATGTGTATAGTCTAATTAGTGATTTTTGATATTTAGGCCCCTTCTTTGCCCTGATCTCCTTACATACCGCGGCCAGCTCATCTAGTGTTTTGGTTTTGGAGATTCTATCTATAGATTCGTCATCAAGCACCGCTTCGTTGGTTTGTTTTTTGGCGTCTACCTGATCTGATTCGACTATCTCGAAGGCAATCATCAACAAATATCTGCGTAGATATGTAATTTTACCTCCCAAGTTCTGAATTGGCTCGGCTCCACCAGTTCCGTCTTTTTTCTTGCCGATCTCAACCTCTGCCGTTTCAGTATAAAAGACTATCCGATCCTCTGGGTTGGTAGAGTTGATTACCTCTAAGACCGCCTTCTCTGGTGAATTATGTCTCTTTGATTGGATCACAAATCGGGTAGTTAAACCCTCATCATTCATCAAACGATTAAGAGATGGTAGGAAGTCGCCAAGTTCGTAGTAAGTGAAGTTTGAGTAAGTGTTGCGCCCGGTTTTCTTTAGCTTCAAATCTACCAACTTATTCCGGACAGACTGAATTTTTTGATAGACGTTTTTGGTATTTGGAGTGTTTTTCTTTTCCATTCTATTCTATATTATTATTATTAACTATAATTAGCAGTATAAAGTACGTCTACATTATTTGTCAAGCCTTACTTTTTAAGGGATAGGCCGGAATCGAACCAGCCTCATACGCCGGGATATGCGATAGCATATTCCTTCCCACGCGTTGCTCTGCCAACTAAGCTACTATCCCTAGATGGCAGTAGCCATCATGGCTTCAATTCTAACTTTTCTAGTGGTGATTTTCCATCCACGACCCTATTATTCCAAACAGCCTCATAAGAGATTTTTACCATTCCAACCATCGCCATTATTGAAGTTGAGATAGACTCCGCGACCTCTAACATCGTAAAGTCAGAATATCCGGCTACTCCATTTTTGTTGATGAAGTCAACACATACTCCAATCACTCCGGCTATGGCCGCTGACGCCCAGAATCTACCATCTTTGTCCTTGATAAACCTTGTAATTAAGCCGATCAATGCCGGCAGGAAAAAACCTATTAGTATAGTCATAAGTCATTAACTAATTTTATAATTTGTCCAACATTTTCTTTGAATTGTTTAATTTTATCCTCCAATTGTCTCATATTCTCTACTGTGGCAACCTGATTGCTTAGTGCGTTTTGTGCGGATAGTTCGGCATTTTCTTTGTCTACCATCGCCTTAGCAGTATCTACCAGTAATTGCTTAATTCCATCTCTTAGTTTGGATAGTTTCATATCCCCAAAATCAATGCCCTCTATTACACCGACTCTAATAATGGAATCGTCACGCCATATCACATCATCAGGTGACGACTCTTGTGGTTGATTCCTCTCCGGCGTATATGGGATTTTATTTTTGATACGTTCATATATTGAGTCACTTACACCTTTCCAATTAGTCCCTGGGCAAGCTGTTGCGTTCCATTCCTTGTGACCCTTCATCTGATCCCAGCTTTTAAGATTGGGGTACTGGGGCATATTAAACAGAAACCACTTGACCACCTCATGTGATGTCTTAATTTGTTCGTCGGTTGGCAATTCCTTAGTAAAGTCACCCACAAGGCATATCGAAAAGGTTTCGTGATTGTGATTAGCAACACCAGAACCACCATGACTTAAATCTCCCACGTAGGCCGCTGTACCGTCCGAACATATAATAATCCGATACCCCACACCAGCCCATCCCCTAGCCAAATGAAACTTTGCGATTTTGTCACACTCTGCTTTCCAGTTACCATCGTTCTTAGCGGTTTGGCTAGTTACGGAATGGTGAATAGTCACGGATGTAATTTGCTGGGTATTTATCTCTGGCCCCCAGTTAAAACTATCCCCCCGAATGTCATTCCGATAGTCTTGGAATTTGTCGCCTAGTGTGGTTATCTTCAAGTCTACTGCCATATTTTTATTCACTAATTACCATAAAGGTATCTGTGAGGTATGAGTATGTTTTTTGGATACCTCTTACGTCATATTTGATTACCGCTTGCCAGTAATATATACCGTCTGAAATGTCACAAGGTAGAGGCCAGTCAACAATTAAAGTACGCTCACCTTTTGGAATTGCTGAGACGCGCTGAATGGCGGCGACCTTTTCTAATTTGTTGTCAGCACGGATCAAAACTAAATCAACAACCGACCATCCTGTAATATCAACTAATGCAACACGATTTATGGTGACTCTAGTAATCTCACAAGGCTTATATACCGTTTTATCTACGCTGATAGGTTGTTCGATGGAATAATAGACAGTACGATCAAAGTACCTAAAATATATCTCTGGTATAAACTTACCCACCACCGCAAATGCTATGGCAAAAACCATCGATAATAATATCCTCTGTGGTAGATGTTTGGAGTAGTTATCCATTTTTTGGTCTGTAAAAGAAAAATCCTACTATAGCACCTAGTATACCGTGAACAGCAATAGGTACTTCGTAATCCGGATTGAAAACATCGACTATCATTGATAGCGACCAGACTAAGGTTACCATAACAAGTAGAAAGTTCTTGCTAGAGTTTTCGCTCATGTTTAGAGTTTTTTTTAACCTGTCATGTAGCACGTATCCGCTTATATTCCCCATAAAGAAGGAAAATAAACCAACTATCAGATTAAGAGTGTCAATTGTCATATATCTAATTTAATATAGTTTGACCATAATTTACAAGAAGGCCAGTAGTATCGCTCCGGCCGGGGCGAATTTGAACATGATTGGGGCAACTGTTAAGTATTCCGGCTCATTACTCGTTGACAACGCGCTGGTGTTGGCAGGATTCCAACTAACGGTCGAGGATTGAATTGACCCGACGCTAGTGTGTACTCGATCCTTATTCGCGACACTTAACCCACCGCCGACACCATTAACACCGCTATTGATATAGTCATGTCTTAGATTTGATGAAGTGCTATTCCATGTGTGGGTATGTGATCCTCCTGTGTGTGAGTGGCTTTGTGAGGCGTGGGTATGGGTGTTTGATCCTCCCGTGCTTCCTATCTCTCCGGTTGTGTTTATAACCTTGAAGTATTTACCCATTAAATCCGGGGTATCGTTATCACCATCACACAACCGCCACCCTGCCGGTATTCTTGAAAGTAAACCAGTCCATAACGCTATCGTCCCCCTGACTACACCCTTAGTCCCTCCGCTCTTATTCTGTACTGCTACGACCTTAATATGCTCCGGTTCTACGGTCTCTGTTGTTGTTAGTTCAACCTCTGAGATAGTTCCGGCTGTGTTTGAGTTTAGATAATATCTATGATGGTGAATCAATATCGCTCTATTACCAGTTCCCGAACCTCTACGGCCTCCTCCGGACACTATACCAGCCTCGTTGATGGTGTGGTCGTGATAGTGAGGGCTTTCCACGTGTGTATGAGTGAGTGGGTGTATATTCTGGGTAGAACCACCAGTATCGCCACCGTCCTGACCCGTAGCCGCACCTTTGAGATACTTATTGCGTAAGTCTGGCGTATCGTTATCTCCATCACACAACTCAAAACCCTCCGGCGGGGTTGCCTCATTCCAGAGGGATATAACATCATCAGGGATGGGTTGTCCAGACTGTGCCTTAATATATATAACTGTATAGTACGGGGGATCATTGGAAACGCTAGAGTAGGTAGCGGCGACTGAGCTTAGCGACCCACCATTCACACCAGCAACATTGGGGTTGTGATAGTGAGTTGTTGTGAGTTCTGATCCTCCGGTATCGCTATCATTTCCATCAGTAGCTATCGAGTTGGTTGTTACATTGTGACTGTGGCTTACCATTGTGTGACCGTGGCTCTCTGCCGCTGAATGACTATGTGTGGCTGTGCCGCCAGTTACGTTGGGATTGATACCTGACGTCGTAGTCTTTGGGTAACGGCCATCTAGGGCTGTCTCACGCGTCCACCCTGCCGGGATTCCGGCATTAGTACCGGGCCAAATCAAAATGACGTCTTTAGGTATGAATGACATGACTATTGTTCTTGACCGATCACAAATCCTAGATAAGTCCAGTTAGGATCGGCGTAAGTGATAGGTATAAACATAAACACGTCATACTTATTGGGTTGTGATGAGACGGGGGTATAGCCGTATGCCCATTTAATTGTTGAGAATAGGTTGATAGTTCTGCTTGTTGAGTCATGTTTGAAAATCAAAACAAATGGTCTACCCAGCTCTTGGTTGCTTAAAGTTATGGTGATGTCACCTGTTAAGTTTATGGATTGAATCGAGCCATTGTCTAGGTCAATTGTCTTACTAGAAGCGTATGTTTCTGTGTATACTTTCTTGTCTAGGAATAGCGATTCTACTGTTGATTTTACTGTGTCTCCCCACGAGGCCACCAAATCATCCCCATCGTCTACGTTGGTTACTGTACTATTTAGTGCCATATAACACCCCCTTTCTTTATACCGCCGCGATATTCACTTCCCAGTCTAGGGTAAGCGTTTCGGTGCTTGTTTTTGTTTTATTTATAACTAATCTACAAAACAAAGTCCCTGAATCTGTGGTAGCGGACGCGTCATCACCGAATAACCCACACTCTAATAATGTGTCATTAGCCTCTGATGTATTAAAGAACGTCCTAAATGTGGCAACGCCACCAGATGATGACCTAACGGATACTTGTTTACGATACAGTTCTGATACAAGCGCGGTCTGTCCAGCCGCCGCGGCCGTTCCATCGGTTCCTACGGCACAGTATGTGATAGTGCCTTTTGTGTTTGCTGGAATATCAGTTCCGGCCAGTCTAGCGGCCATTGAGGCCAAGCCGGTATCTACTGCTAAATTATGCCCTGCAAATCGGTCGGTTATTTCCCCGGTTTTAGCGTCTCTAAAAGTTCCGACCACATTAAATGATAATTTTATATTTTCTTTTCTCATATTTAATTCCACTCTGCTAATCCCCACTTACTATAACCCCACTTGAAGGGCGGTTCTATTAGTGAGTCGCTTGTTATACTGTCACTTATCAGTATACCTTGACTGTCAGGGGTAAACAATTCGTCAACAACCTCATTGGGATCAATGTCTAGCGTGTTCTTATCATTCTCTAAAAGTTTAATCAAAAACAAAATCACGCCAAGCTTTTTGGTGTTGGCAATTGAAACTGTGTAGTAGTATTCACCAGCGCCAAGACTTTTCATCATTACCTTCTGCACCAGATAGTCCTCATTTATTCCATAGTCAGGTAGGTTTATATTGATATATTGCCCAGCGCGGAAACCATCTTCGTAAGTAATAAAAGAACCATCAACGATGGTATCAGCATAATCTGATAGCTCTGCCTGCGCTCTACTTCTGGCGTCCTCTTGGCTCTCAATTGTTGTATCAAAGATGGCAAACTCATATTGGCCTATTTCATCAATTGAATCACTATCCTCTACCGCGACCAAAATAGGCACGTCGTATTTATAGGTAAATTCCATTACTGTATCGGCGGCAGGCGGTGTGCCGTTCGCCTTCTCTACGTATTTCTCTTGGAAGTTTAATAGATAATCGTAACTATCCGGGCTGTCTATGTTTTTGATACCGACGGTTTTAGATACCCCACCCTCTGTTAGACTGAAATCGTGAGGCTTAGACGGTAGTATAAAGACGGTCTGCTCCCCGTCTGCGACCTGTGAGGTGGTTGTATAATCCGAAAGGTATGTAGAACCCCTTACATATACCCGATTTTTTACGTTGCTGTTATCTTTAGATATTTTTAGGTTTTTATAAGTTGATGTGTCGGTGTCGATATTAAACGGCGCGGCTGTCTGAGTTGGTGGAAAGTAATGAATATCTTTTTCGTAGTCAATAAACCACGATCTACCAGTTAAATCACATATCTTTCTAAAACATTGCGAAGGCTGTAAATAGTTAAAAGTAATCTTGTTAATGGTTACGCCCTCGACCACATTAGTCGCGGTGATTCCGGTTCCCTGACAGTAGTTAGCGACAATGTCCTCGATAATTTCCTTATCCGTCATCCCTTCGTATCCCTCTACTACTAGATTTCTGTCTAGGTCTCTGGTGTAATCGGTTGCTGTGATATCGATTATCACTTCGCCAGCGCCTAAACGCCCATAGGTTGCTTGTACTATCTTACCCGCAAATAATCTCGTCCCATCTTTGGTAATTATTATCTCATCGTCTAGTGATGGATCGCCGGACTCACTTAAATCAAAAAAACGACATTTCAAGGTTGATGGTTTATCCCTAGCTTCGTCTGAAATTGATATCGACCTATTTATGATTGAGTCTGTCCTGTCAGCTCCGGCGATAGTGATTGAGTATGCCATATTAAATTACTCTAGCCGTTTTCCCTAATTTCCCGATAATCATATCCCCTATAAGTTCGGCGTATTCTTCGGCAACTTCTGGGCTAGTAATGTTAGCACCGGATAGGTTTATGTTTATAACATTGCCGCCACTACCAACACCAATACCAGCCTGCGATATGCTAGGGCTTGCCAAATTGACACCTATTCCGTCGTACGCGTCTTGGATGGCCTTAACCCCAGCTCTTACGTTGTCAACCAATGAAGGGCTTTCCCTGTGAAACGGATTGATTTTATCGGCGGCTGATTTGATTGCGTTAGCTATCTCCTCTACTTTTCTCTTGGCGGCCTCAAACGGCTCGACTATAGCGTTTTTGATACGCTCCCAAGCCTGACGAACCTTAGTAACTAATCCCTCAAAAGTTCCGGTAACCTTATTAGATATTCCCTCAACCGTCTCGTCTACCTTTTGTTTTGCGTCTGTAATTGGTTTTACTATGTTATCTCGAATCCAACCCCATGCCTTTTGCGTTTCCTGACTAATCCAGTTCCACGTATCAGATACAAATTTACCTAGCCTTTCTAAATATGGGCTAAACCAATTCCAAAAATCCGTCCATTGTTTAGTAAGGAAGTTAACTATGGTCTCCGTAACCGTTTTTATCACCCCCCAGATTTCATAAAATATGCGGGTATAAATTGAAGCGATCAGGTACAAAATCGGGTACATTAAGTTATTCCAAACCCATGAAAGCATATCGTACCAAAATCTAAAATAGGCAACCACTTTGTCTATGATTGGTTTGATGTATATCTCCCACAGCCACGTAAAAGTATCCGCGATGGCTGTCAAAATGGGTAGTATATAGGCTTCATAGGTTTCTGTTAATGTTGTCTGGATAGATGACGTAACCTGATCCCACACAGTCTGAATCCAGTTCATAATATCCCCCCAGTTCCTAACTATTGCAATCATCGCCGTTATAGCCGCGCCAACAGCTAAACCAATGATAATAAATGGCGCTAGATTCACAACTAACGCACCAATAGCAGAAGCCCAAGCGTAAAACGCAGGGACTAAGGCGCCGATAATACCACCTGCCACTATAATTCCATATTTTTGCAAAAACTCTAAGAATGACTTAATGCCGCCGATTATGCTGTCTTGGTCTCCAAGCACCCCATTGACTGCCTCGATTGCATTTTTAAGAAAATCAAACGCCCCGGTTTGTTTGACTATCTCTGAGGCCAATATCGTCACGTTGTCCTTCATGTTTGATACAAGCTGATTAAACGTCCCCGCTTGTGACGTAAAACCCTCCGCCGTCATTCCACCCTCTTGACCGGCCTTCCTAAACGCTTCGAATAGTAATTCTGCCGCGTTGTCTGCCTCTTGAAGTCCTGCTACCGTATGCCCGGAAGCCTCTACTATATCGTTAAAAATAGGGATAGCACCTTGAAACTGGCGAATATCCATAGCGGTAAGTTTTCCGGTACTTGCAATCTGTTGAAGATTCAAAATAACCCTGTCAAGCTCTGCCTGTCCCTTGCCAGAAGTAGTGATAGCCTTACCCACATCTAACAGTATATCTACGGCCTGATCCCCGTTTTTGGTAATTGCGGCTAGTGCCTGAGTTCCCGCAACCAATCCCGGAAGCTCGAAAGGGGTTGCGGCGGCCTCTAGTTTTATTCGACTCATTACCGCGTCGGCTTTTTCTGCTGATCCTAGAAGGGCAACAAAACCCTGACGTGCCGCCTCTAAATCTCCGGCAACCTTTGATCCATAACCGACAAAACCAGCTAGGGCAGTAGCACCAGCGCCTAATGCTAACGCGAATTTTTTTGAAGCGTCTTCGGCGCCTCTCATCGTCCTCTCTACACTATTTCCTAGTGTGTTCATTTCTGATTTCACCTCCGAAACTCCCTTCCGAAAATCAGCAACGTCGGATTGAAACTTTGCAACTACTGAGCCTATCGATAATGCCATAGTTTATTTTTTTGCCTTTCTAACTTCGTGGTTTTCTGCCCGTTTAATCCAGTTACAGTTAGCACATAATAATTGATATTTATTTTCTTTTTTTAATACACTTTCTATTATATTCTTATAATGGTTTGTAGTTCTTGTCTTACTTTCGGCTACCCCACCACCGTTTATATGATCGAACTGTAAAGCCCTTTCGTCGGTGAATCCACACCGAACACACCTTCCGCCTAATAGCGCAATAGCAGAAGCCTTTAAGTTTTTCCAGTAATTACGAAATTCTGCCCTTCTTGCGGCATTTCGTTCCTTACTGTTGTGATACTTTCCTTCGTGAATATGTTTTCCCATAATTTTACTTTACCCGAATGTTCTTACTTTTACTTGCGAGGTGTCCTTTTAATCTCTCTATGCCGGCGTGATCGGGTTCATCTCCACCTAGCCCCACCTCTCTGTCTATTCTTTGTTCTAATTCGGTTACTAATGCTTTAGGGTCTTTTGACCAAGGATTCGACACGATGGCTAACTGTAATAGATAATCCGAGTTTGTCCTAGTCTGGATTCTTCGGGTTAGCTCTAACGCTTCGTCCGGGTAGACCTTATCTAAAATATAGTCCATCGTCCACCCGTATTGACTAGCTAACACATCAACGACTGACATTAGCCAGTTTTTTTGTCTGCCTGTGTGTTTGTTTTTTGTTCGGTCGCGGTCGCTTGCTTGATTCCTTGAAACGCCGCGACTAGCGCGTTTTTTACTTGTAAAAAATCGTTGACCTCAAAAACAGCTCTGATTACAAGCGCGGCTTCTGCTAAACCATACTCATCCATTAGTTTGTCTTCTGGGATATCAGACGCCACAGACAAGACCTTCACCATTTGTGGAAAGGCCTTAGCTAACAAACGCGGAAGGCTTGATAAAAATTCGTCGTTACTGGTTAGGTCAATGGCTCCGATGTCCTTTTTAACATCTTCGGGTAATTGATCTAAAACCTCCAAAAATGCCGCGTACTTCCTGAGTGGCATTTTTCTAATAACATAAACGTCATCACCTAATTTTATTTGTTTTTGTGTATTCATAAACTTTTGACGGGCCTTGTAGACCTCAATTGTCTTAAAGTTAAGCCGTACTGTCCCCGATGAAACCTAAACGGTTTCCGTCTGATTTGCTCTCGTCGAGTAGCGCATGGAAAACTATTTCAGCCATACGTTCACCATCGGTTGCGAATTTATATTCAAAACCTTCGGCGCTGATTGCCTTGTGGAGAACCACATCCTCGGATAAATCAGCCTCGGAATTGGCTAATGGGTGTAGCACCAGCTCGTTAGCTGACGCGGACATCCTTTCTCCTGCGTCCTTACCTATAGTTGCCCTTTCACCTGATCCAGTATTCTCTGCGCCCGGAATGGCGACCAGCATATTAGCAATAGTGCTTTCTGCTAGAGGCACGGTAACTTTCAAACTTTCACCGATGAGGACTTTCTCTGCTACGGTGTTGCCGTATTTGTCGACGGTTATATCGTGATATTCGGGTTCGTAAGAAACGGTCACACCGCCCTTAGTATGCCCCACATCAACACCGTTGAATTTGACAGAACACGGCCCTAATTTGACATTGTCTATATCGGCCATTTATTTATTCACCCCCTTTCTTTGATTTGCTACTTGATAATAACTGAGTAGGCTTGATCTTTGCTTCATCTAATAGTATACCCTTAGCACTTTTTACTTCAATATCATTGACTGTTCCACATTCGCACTTTATAGATAACCGACCGGCGTAAATATATTCCAATGCTAGCAATCTTCGGCAATTGCTACACCTGAATTCTCGATAGGGCTTGCCATGTTTGGTTATCATCTGCGAATCTTACAATGAAAATTGACGCTAAATTCGTCCCGGTTTTTGGCGTCCCGGCCGATGTGTCCCTTTTCGCCTAACAAATAAATATAGTAATAATATGTAGTACCAATGGTTGAGTTTCGTTTTTGGTGTAGTAGGTCAACGATAGAGTTAATCAAAGTATCCGCCGTTTCGTAATCGGTACTCCTAACAATTATTTGGAAGGTTGGATCGCCAGTTGGTATGTCCCTATCTGGCTCAATGCCACCAGTATCGAATATCGCAACACAATCATCGGGGCTATCAGGTAAGAACCCCTTAAATAAATCAGTACCCAAGGTTAGATTTATACCTTGGTCAACTATGTGATTAGCTATGTCGTCGATAATCATAGCAACGCCTCCATTTCGTCGGCAAACACTTTAAGCCACCTTGATAAATTGTGTTTTAATGGGTCTTCAAGATATTTTCCCTTTCTACCCTTTTGGAATCGATATTCCGGGTGTTCATGTAGTCTGGCGGCGTAAGGTGTATGGAATCCAACTTCTACGCCATCCTTGACCGGTTCTACAACTCCTGATGATTGTAACGTCCCCTCATTGTGGGGAACCTCCTTGACCGAAGCATTTAAGAGCTGATCCCCCATTGTCATTAAAGCCTCGTCGGAAAACTTATCAACCGAATCCATAATCCGATCAAGGACTTTGTCTATATCTTTGGTGTCGATGGTTACTCTAAGCATGGTTAGATAACTACTTGCAAATATACCTTGATAAATCTGACACTAAATTGATCCTTTGGTTTGTTAATTTTTAAGGCTCTGTAGTCTTGGCCACCATAGACAATCCGGCTACCGACATCAATGGTCGTGTCTGCTGGAATGTGGATCAACGCGTCGGCCATAACCGTCTCTCCTTTTGAATTGTATAGTAGTTTAGACTTCTCCACGAATCTACCAACCACAGCAGTTCCAGAACCCCACGAAGCACGACCGTATTCATCGCGGCCAGATTCGTTGTATATAAGTAAGGTGTCGTTGAAAAAATGCTTCATAGGTTCGTCGGGTTTTCGGCTTTAAGTTCGCCAATACGATTAAGGAATCCTCGCAAGAATACCCTAGCCTTCGGCGCGATCAATGCCGCCTTACCGGTCAAACCATCACCACGTTCATAACTATAATCATCAATTGATTCTGATTTGAAGTCTGCACCACCTTTGAAGAACGAATCACCTTTCTCTATTATATATTCAACTTGCGCGGCTGTAGCCCTCTTTATCGCTTCTGGAATTCTTTTGTAATAGACAGAATCTAGGTGAAACACATCCTCATATCTTGGAAATAGCCCCAACTGATAGATTTGATATGCCGAGGTGGAATCAATCTGATCCGTAAAGGCGTCGGCGACAGTTATTGTTTGGGTTGATTTGTCATATCCGGAAATTTTGCGACGCTCACCGGCGTTAGTCCCCGCTATAATCTCAATCTCACACCCAGTAAAATAACCGTCATCAAAAGTGAACGGTGTATCTCCCGAAGTGTCTACAAGTGTAGTTTTTTCTGAGTTACCGTCAGTTGCCACTCCGTTAAATCGTCTCGATATGAATTTGTCTGCCCTGCGTATATATGAATCCAGCACCTCCTCAGCCTGTGAAATGACGTCATCCGCTTCGCTAGTATCGACAATGGTGATGTTGGCAAATTGTGCCAATTCGGTCTGACTTAGATACCCCCTCCTGCTTGTTGCTTGTCCTGAAACTATAGCCATAAAATTTAATCCTTAATATAATTTCTATGCTATATAAGAAAAGTATAGCATAACGAAAAATCAATATGACTCACTAAAGTCGCTATCATTTTGTGTCATCGGCGTTTTTGGGTCCGGTTCGTACCAGTCTGCCGGATTTGATGTTTGAAAGGTCGTTGGGCTATCTGATGACATCGTTTTCGGGTCCGATTTATACCACTTACTACTACCTTTGATCTTTGCGCTCCGTTGACTTAGTCCAGAACCAATTACACCAACCAACTTTGCCGATCTTTGTGAGTTTGTTGTATCTTTTCCATAAGTAGTCGCCAATTTGGCGCTAAAACTGGAATCTTGACCTACTATTTTTACACCAATGTCACCAGACGCCGTAGATTGCCCCTTAACGGCCATTTGGCGATCTGATGATGTGTCTATACGTCCAACTATCCTAGCGACGGTTTCTGATATGCTAGAGTTCTTGCCTATTATTTTCGACGCTCTAATACTGGTATCTACATCTTTTCCGTGTGTTTTTGATTGCCTACTACTATTCGCCGACTCTTTTCCTACAATTTTTACGTCACGATCGTCTTGATTTGAGTCTTGACCGACAACCTTTGAAGACACCGTAGATACCGAGGTATCTTTACCGGTGGTTTTACTAAGCCTTTGTTCTAGTGTTGCAGTCTGTCCGACTACTTTTATATTTCGCTCGTTACTGGTAGAATCTTGCCCGGAAATTTTAGCCGGTCGTGACGCGTTGGAAGTATCTTCACCTGTTAGTATTACTTGTCTCTCGTTTGAGTCTGCACTCTTGCCGGCGATCTTTACTGCCTTGTCCGATTCAGCCGTCGTCTTCCCGGACACCTTGGCGTTAATTTCACTACTTGATACGTCTTTTCCGATTACCTTAACCTGTCTATCGTCCGCGTCGGCGTCCTGCCCAAAAGTCTTAGCCAAACTTTCGGATATTGCCGTATCCTGTCCTGTTATATTAGCTGGTCGTTCGTCTGCCTCTGTATCTTGACCTGTGGTTTTCCCGCTACGATCGCTTGTCGCAGAATTTTGTCCTATGACTTTTGAGTCTCTGTCATCTGTGCCGATATCTTTACCGGAAACTCGGGACGACTTTTCATCATTGGTGAAATTCTGTCCTGTGATCTTTACATTGCGGTCACTGGACGTATCGACTGAGCTTGTAAACGCAACCGAAAAATAATCGGCGCTTAACTTCTCTGCCCCAGTTATTCTGCCACTTCTGTCGTCGTTGTCATCAAGCGTACCAGTTATCCTACCATCTCTGTAATCTGCAACAGCAGTTCCCGTGGTGGTTTCACTTCCCCATGACTCATGAGACGGTTCAGGATCAACGTATTTTCTGACCCAAATAGCGTCCCAGATTGAGTGGTTTGTGTTGTATGTGTAGATTCCGTGATAACCGCCCGTGTGAGTAGTTTCACTGGTTCTGGTCGTTGTCGAGCTAGGGCTTTGGTTATATAGAGCCGTTTCTGTATAGATTTCAGCCTTTAAGTTATTACTCGAATCTCTGTAGATACTCAAAAAATACCAAGTATCCAGTGATGTCGCCATGGCGCCATCAGTTCTGCCGGCATAGTCGGTATTTTCGCGAATTTGTGGGGATACTGATGACCTTTGGTCAATAATTACTTGATATCCATTATTCGACGCCGCCGATCCGCAAACATGAAGCCCGGACCCAAGATTTTCGTTAGTTCCTCCACCAGATACCAATCTACCCCATCCCTCAATTCGATAGTTACTGGGGTCATACGAATTATCATTCTGCATTTTTGTTTTGTGTGCCTGTGCGTCGGTGGTATTTTTCTTAGCCTTACTTCCTTCCTTGACCGTCGTGGTTTCATCAGCAAGGGTGATTCCGCTGGCTCCGTCAGTGTCGATTGACGAAGTCCCCTCCCAGCCTTCAAATTCTACGAATGTATCAGCTCCGCTTGATGTCGTAGTCTCTCCGGAAGCACTGTAATACACCCTGATATCCACCGTGCTTGGGCTTGCAGGAATCGATGGGACCTCTACCATGAAGAGGGCTTTATCACCGCTTATATATTGAACTAGATAGTAATTAAGTTCTGACGACCCGTCAGCATTAGTAAAACGAACATCGCCAAAATCATCGCGAACATTTGAACCTAAGTAAACGTCAGCACCGCTATCACTTCCAGAGCCTTTATGAACGACAATCGGGATTACATAGTTTGTTTGTAATCCTCCTGATGACCCGTTAATAGTATGTGTTTTGTAGTAGCCCCAGCCTACAGGAAATGCCATTTTAGGTTATTTGTTGATAAACTCTGACAGACACTAAATTGTCGCCATCATAATAGTCGGATGGATTTATTGTGATAGAGCCAGCAAGTGTAAAGTCGGTATCTTTATCCACCTCCGACTCAGTATCCAAAGTCTCCCACGAGGTGGTATTGTGGTTATAAATTTGCAGATAAACCGTTGCGATTGATGTGGACATTGTTGACTGTCCCTCCCAAGTAATGTCGATTTTGTCGGTATTATTATCATTGAGTCTCTTGTATTGGTGAATTAAGTATCCAGCGGTAGTTGCTTCCAGTGGCACACGAGTATCGTCACTACTACCAACATCTGTGACTTCTTGGCTAGTATATATGGTCGACAAGTCAGCATTATCTGTTGGTAAACTAGATTTCCTTTCCTTCTGTGAGCTATCCCCATGCAAACCAGTGATCCTACCCCCACGATCGCTAGTAGCGTCTATTCCTCCAATAATCCTCCCTCCGCGGTCGTTTGTCGCCGTGTCCTGACCAGTAATCCTGCCGCCCCTTTCGTCAGAGTCATCTATCGGAGTTGTATAAACAATTTCTAAATATGGATCATTACTCGACTCCGAGGTTTCAAACCTCGCCCCACCTCCGTCAGTCTCAAATACTGGTGATATGTCATCTATATCTTGGCTTTTTCTTATACCCAATTTTGTATATCCTGTTTTACTTATCCAACCTATTCCAGTTGAGTTGAGAGTAAAATTTTTCCAGCCAGTGTAACTTATCGACACTCTTGCCGAACCCTCTGTTGGACTATCTACCGAACCACACTGGTCATAGTCGTCATTAGACAAACTACTCGTAGACGCCTGTGTCGCCTGAACAAGTCCAAACAAATAATCTCCTACTGTGTTCTCAAAAGAAATACTAGCTTTGAAAATAGCAGAGGAAATTTCTGCTACATCTGGCAACCCAGATGTGTCGATGGGGAAAAAGCCTCTATATAGACCACAATTCCCACTAAGCGACTGACTCGCTGAGACAGTCGCGTAAGTCCCGGCATAGTCGGCTGTGCCAGTTGTAGCGTCATGCACGTCATCCCAGGGGGCGTTTAATTTATAAATATAGCCATCACCGACCCCAGAATAATAAGACGAGGTGGTATCTGTAAAAACATCACCAACTGATGAGTCTAAAAATTCCTTCGAAACTGTCTTTTTTAGATATGTTTTTCCTGAACGATGTGAAAAGACTGTTTTTACAATCTCTCTCTTGTCGTCATCCCACACAGCAAACGGTCTTAGATATGTATACCATTCTCTCCCACCACCCTTATCCTCACCTAAGAGCGTTTGCTTTAGAGTATCAAATTCTTTTTCTCCCGCCTTATCAACAACATAACTAATCGAATCCTTATCAATGCCACGCTTAATTTCTCCTCTTGGCAGTTCAATCTCAAATTCGAAACTTGTGTCCACAGATGGTTTGTGTCCTTCTCTAATCCTCACCGCCTTGGTCAGTGTTGATCTCGTGAAGTAGAGAATATAGTCAATTCCCTCGCCAAAAGCGTTGTCATAAACAACACAGTTCCAACCAGTCAGATTATCAAGTCCCTCTGAGGTAAGATTTTCAGCCGTAACCAAACGTCCAAGCACCCTCTTAATGCCTTCCGGCTTGAATCTTACTGTCTGGTCTTTTTCCTCAAAAACATCTCTGAATTCAACCCAACCATCGGAATACTCTGGTAAAAATGGATGGAATGAATGAAATTCGAAAAACCACCCGCGACGAATTTTGTCCCATTGAAGACTCCAATCTATTTCCCTATATCCACTTTTGCCATCACCAACTCCTAATTTATTTAGATAATGTATGTGGCCTGTATGAGCCTCTAGGGTCCTCGTTCCGTCGGGATTACTATATGTTTTGGAATTTAACCGTCTTTCTCTTTTTATTTCAACGCTGTCTTTATCCATTTTTAACAATTAAAGTCCAACAATTCTGCGGGTTATTTTCATCTACCCATATTTGTAGCTTATGATCTGGATATATTGCCTCTGCAACCGTGAACCAATCCGATACTTTAGTGTTTTGAAGTTTGTTGCCTATGATGTCATGCTCTCTACCAACATACCGACACAGGTTAAAGTCAATCGGTTTTTCTGCCGTTGCAAACGGTGCGAATTTAGGATCACGACCGGCGGATGGTAGGTTGAATGTTCGTCCGTCTTTTGTATATAGGGAAAGTGAAGTAATTAGGAGATTATTTTCGGCGGTGTATTTAATTAGGCGTTGCCAAGGCGATGGAAGGCCGGGAATCTCTTTATATCTTCCCTTATCCTCAAAAAAATTCTCACCATTTGATAGTGAGACTTGCCATAATACGTGATGTTTTGAGTCCTCCATTTTGGCCTCTCCTTTTAGCAAGTCCCTAGGGCCTCGCGACTAATTCAACTATTCAGTTTTAGCTTCTTTTGCTTTTCTGATTGCTTCTGCTTGTTTGTTTAGACGCTCCTTACGAGCCTCTACCGCCTTTTGAGAACCTTCACTAGATGTAACCTCCTCATTGTCACCTTCAAGGCTTAAAACAACACTCTGGTCGCCCACAATGACATCAATTTCAGTAGTACCCGGTTGGATACGCACAACATGATCGGGTTTTGTAATCCCAGCAATTCCAGCAATCCTTACCCTGACTTTGCCGATTTTCTCTATTGGATTCTCAATCCCGGCGGCGGTTAATATCTCTAATGCAGTAAATCGTGAGTTGGCTTTCATATTAGGAGTAAGTTAATTCGTCCCGAATCGCGAAAGCTGTTTTCTCTCCGACCGAATCCGGACTAGCGCTAATAATAAAGTAAAAATCATGCGAAGCTGATGACCCCGAATCTGCAACGCTAAGCGCCGCGGCTGATCCTTCCGCTACTGTGAAGGTTGCGTCACCTTGTTCAGCAATTACAAATGATACATCGGTGGGCGCGGTTGTGGTGGTTGTCCCATCGTATGCGTAGATAATGTGGTTAGTAACGGCAACAGCCGCAGTATGGGCAAAGTTTATCTTCAAAGCACACTCGGAAGTAAGGATCGCGTCAATATCTTCTGTCCCATCTCCCCAGTCAGCTTGCGAGTCGCCAGCAGTTCCACCAGATTGTGAAATGAACTTATTGTTATTTGGAGTATTGCCGTCTGAATCATTAGCACCGACCGAGCTTTCTACATGGGTAGAGTCGTTATACTCCCCGACGGTGATCGCCGAATCAAAAGTAGCACCTGCAAATTGGATAATGTCTGTCGCTTCTATTGTGGTCGGGCTTACCCCTTGTAAATACCAAGTATATGTTGCCATAGTTTTATTCTGAATTTAGTCTAACTTCTTATCCTATCCCGTGTCAAGTAAATTATAACATCAATTTGAAAGGTCGTGTCAAACCTCAATTGTAAATGTTTTCCCGATATGGCTTTCGATCTCTTGTAGTTGGCTTTTTAAGGCCAAGTCCCCCTTTATGTCGTTAGATATTCTACGCTTTAGATCATCTATCTTGATAGGTTGAGTTGTGTAGTATGTATAGGTTTTTTCCCAAACCTGCCCCTTGGTTGTAAATTGTGCAGTTATACACACCTGACCATCTTCTAAAACTCTGGCAGATTTTATTTTAGCCGTTACCTTCGTCATATTCGATTATAAAATCCTTTGCCTTTAATTCCTCAATTGGCTCGATGGATTTTCTGATTTTTATTTCCTCTATTATATCTCTACGCAAGTTTGCCTTAAAAGTCTTCACATCTACGGTTCCGTGTTCTGGGGCTATCCGATATGCCTTCTTAAACTCATACCCATCAGCCTTGACCAACACTCCAACAATGTAGATTTTATTCTCGTATACGATATCTGTGATTTTTATACTTGCCGATTTTTTCATCCTAAAATTCCTTTCTTAACCCCGCCGAACATTGGCAGACTTAAACTTTTTATAAAATTCCATGTATCCGGACTTTCCGGGACTACACACACCGCACCATCGATCGGTCTACCAGCAAATAATACATCATATCGTTTCTTTTGATCGCTAATGACCTTTTGCAAATTACCCTGAATAATCTCGACGTTTAACCCATGATCCCGTTGTGTTTTCACAATGTGGGCATAAAGTGAGGGTGGTAAATCTCCGGTATCTATAAAGATAATCGGCAAATCGAGGTTCAGGTGTTTTTTTGCTAAAAACCAAACTAGAGACGAATACGGGCCACCCGACCATAATATAGCAACCTTATTGCCAGTATTTGAGATTAGGTGGTTATATATTTTTTGCTTTATGTCGTTATACATTATTCGATTTTAGTAAATTTCATAATTAAATTCGATTGTGTCCTGTGTATTTGCTCATATCCGGCTTGCATTAGTCGCTTGCGGATGTCGGCTTCTTTGTTACCCTTGAATTGATTAGTGTACTCAATAATAATATACCAAGGATGATATTTTTCGATACTAAAACCATCCAAGACCGCGTCTTCGTGTCCCTCAACGTCTATGCTTAAAATATCAATGTGGTCTATCTTGTGCCTCTCTAAGATTGTATCTAATGTAAACATTGACAAAGATACCGCGGTGGCCTTGTCGTGATATAGTCCGCTCAATTGTGGGTAATGATGATAGACAAAATCAGCCTTGCCGTTTTCTGCCCCAACGACACTATGATCGACCAGTTGTCTGTCTTTAAGACTAGAGTAGCGCTTGTCAGGCTCTATACACAAACACAACCAGCCCTTTTCCTCAAAAAATAAAGAATTGCTGTTTTCTACTCCACCAGCCCCTACATCAACAAACACTCCCGCGTCTGGCAAGTTTCCTTTCTCATCTAAGAATTTATCCTCCCCGAATTGGCTGTAGTATTTTTTACTCATCTCTATATGCTTCAACTTTTAACTCGCTGGCGTACCTGTCTGACGATAGGCGCTTAATAGTAGGTCAAGCCATTCGTTGCCGGGCTTGTTGAGTGGTCTTACACCGCTACCTATATTAAGTTTCGTCTTTTCCATAGGAATAAAACCTCCTCCGGGTGTTTGTTATTAAATTTTTGCGTTTCCCCTCCGCCGTGTGTCCATTGTGTCGGTTTGCCTTTTTTCCAGTCGCTCCAAGTATTGACTACTTTGAGGTCTTTGTCTCTCTTGGCGTAGTATTCTAATTTAGCCTTGATGTTCTTTTCGGACTTCATCGCGCCATAATGATAAAAATGTACGTCAGTAAGTTTTGCCTCCCTGCCTAATTTAGTAACACTCTGACCTATCCCATTGACTACCGGTGTCTGGTGTTTATCCCAGAATAATGTCTTATCCTCATACTTGAAAAATCTGAATAAATATGCGTCCCATTGACCGCCGACAGCTATCAAGTCCGGCTTCTTCCAGAAATGATACGCCGGATACCACACGACGCTAACCTCCGGGTTTTCCTGAATATACTTGACCAGCTTGTTGAAATCTGCCGTCTTCCAAACCTCATCAGCGTCTACAACCATGACGTAATCCATTCCCCGCCCCAGCAAATACAGCGCCCGGTTTCTTAATTCGCTCTTACTTCCAGCCCAACCATAACGATCATAAATAATTTTACCCTCGACATCTTCCTTAATGACTTCTAAGACTTCCTCCCTCGTGTTATCGGTACTTAGTCCGTGTTTGTCCGCTTGTGACTCGTTAAGGGCTACACAGCCCTCGACAACCGCTATTTTATCTACCGCCCCTTGTTTGAGCATACTTCGCAAGCTAGCACCGATATATTCCTCCTCATTTAGTGCAATTGTAATGACCCCGATTTTTGGAGTGAGGGTAAACACATCCCTAACTCTCTTGACCATTGTGGAAAAGTTAAATTTTTTCGTACCATCTGTAAATTTTGACTCACTCAATGCTTTTTTGAGTTGTTTTTTTAAGTCCTCAGGGTTGTTATATTCTGCAAAATATATATTGCTGTGTTCATCCTCAACCTGATCCTCTATCTCCTTAAATGTCGGATAGTCATAACAAACTGCCGGGACTCCACACGACAGACTTTCAGTTAGCCACATCCCAAAACCCTCAAAGATAGCCCCATTTATCGTCGCTCTGCTTTTCTTAATTATTTCGAATTTTTGTTCGTCTGTAGCAAACTTGTGAATAACCACCCGTCCTTCCATTCCATGCTCTCTAATCATCATCGGAAAGTTAATTCCGTCGACGCTAGTGATAACATGAAGGTCACAATCGGTTTCCTTAACTGCTTCTAAGACATGATCTAGCCTCTTGTGATAATCAAGCCTACTGATAAAAGTTACCCGGTTTTCCTTTTTTTGATCCGTGACTGTATTTTTGACTCGGCTGTTAATACAAGGGTTAATTTCGAAAACCTGCTTCTTACTCTTATTCAACCATTCGTAAATATATGTACTGGTCGTATTACATAAACTAATTATATTGACGTGTGGCTTCCTCATTAGAGGGATAAGCTCATCCCATCCAACCCAGTTATGCTTACCCCTATATTGCTCCATCATTGGGAAAGGATCAAAAACCTCTACAAAGGTAGGTTTGTTATATCTAGCTCCCAACTTACAGGCCGCTACACTTCCCACTATCGGACTGCCCACATAAGCCTTACCCTTCACATCTACGTCGTATATATTAGGGACTATTTTTACTTCTGGTTGTGGATATTTCTTAAATTCATCTAAAAATACCGGCTGGCGATTAGTGTAAATAACCACATCATGCCCCGCTGCTTTTAGGGCGGTGGCGAGCCACCATGAATAATATCGACCACCGGTTATGTGTTGAGTGTCTTCTGTTAAAAATATAATCTTATCTTCTGTTTTTGTTTTCTGATCTTCCGGCCTATTATCAACTATCTCTACACTAGGTTTGTTTTTAGGTTTGATTTTTTTGATTTCTCCTAGTAGTTTTCTGCCGGTCTTCTCCCAGTTGTATGCGTCCTTAACCCAGTTTGCGCCCTTGTGTGCCATGTCAAAAACATAGGATCGGTGTTCATAGGCAAACCGCATTTGTGACCGCACGCTCTTTACGTCAGGTTCTATCATCTTCCCGGTATCTACCCCCTTAAAGCGGTCATAAATTGCCGGACATTCACCCTTAACTTTAACCTCTAAGAAGTATTGTCTGTCAAAAAATTCACTAAATCCATGAGCATTTGGAATAATGACCGGTGTACCAGTTGCTAAGGCTTCAAGCGGTGGCATACCAAAACCCTCCCCACGGCTAGGTAAAACAAAACAATCTGAATTGTGGAGAAGGTCGGCCAGCTCACTTGGTTTGTAAGATTCTTTTATTACCCGCACGTTTGGATACTGGCTTTTGAGTATCGGGAATGGGAATCCGTCTAGTTTGGTAGTTTTCAAGATTAGTTTTACGTTTTCGGTTCTAAACTCTTCATTGAATGCCTTGAAAACAACATCCCAACCTTTACGCTGATTAAATGCGTCATAGTGAAGGAATGTAAACGGCTCTCGGTCTATATCTTTGGGTTTATATGTAAAAGTGTCCGTATCGTATGCTAGGGGAATTACTACCGAATCAAAACCCGCCTCCTTAAATGCCTTCTGACAAAATTTAGACGGTACTAAAATCAAATCTGCCTTAGACAAATCACGCTTCCACTCATCGGGTATTTTTGTCGACTCAAACATGGAAAAGATTATCTTTATCGGGGTTGGTAGTTGATTCACCATCTCCGGATACCCATAAGCGATCCCGACCTCCTGATCTTTATATTCCCGGTTGAGGTTTACCCCCAGTTTAAGCATGGCGTCAGCTAGGTGACCTTGCGACTGTCCATATCCGTCATTGTTAGGTCGCGGGCTTATGTAATAAACATCAATCAACCCGGTGGCCCTATCTCCCAGTAAAGACCGTCTTTTAAGAAAATACGATTCCTCCTCCTCTTTTGTAAGTATGTCAAATCCCGGTTGTTTTAGGCAAGACTTATATACACCTATCTCGTCTATCTCGACAATTCTACCGCTTGGGTTTTTCAATAAATATGTCATTTTATTCTACTTTTCTTTATATGTTCAGGGTCGGGCCGGGATACCGACAAATCCCCGGCCCTAATCCCTTAATGTTTAGGTGTGTTGAATATCGACCAACAATTCAGGTCGAAGGACAGCTACACCAAATAGCAAGTCGAGGGTAACCTGTACTCCTAGGTGGTCTTTGTCCCAACTGTAGGATACGCGCATACCGATTCCACTTTCTACGTCGTTAACGACTGCGCTTCTAACTCCCAAGCCTTCGCCGGGGTTAGGAAGCGGGCGCATAACGAGTGCCATAGCCTCCTCAACGTAAGCTAGAGCGTGGTAGGTCGCCGGACTTCCGCTGGTAACGATGTTCTGGGATTCGAAAATACCAAAACCATAAAGCTTACGAATGTCGCCATCAATCAAAGCAGATTGACTACCAAACTCATTGGCCTTACCGATGGTAGTATCAGCAAGTAAGGTGTCATACCCGTCTGTGTCTAAGTAAACAAACTTAGGCGCAATTCGAGGTACTTTGTTGTCGACAAGCAATTTTCTAGCTTCGCGGATTTTGTCTTTGCTAAATGTTCCGGTGACGGTTTCACCTGCGCTTGTATAAAGAGAAGCGAGGGTGTTTTCGACCTTTTCTGCTAAGGCAATCACGCCGTTTTTAACGTATCCTTCTAGGACTTGCGGTTTTGCCATAGCCTTAGCCACGTCACGGATCAAAAACGAAGACTCCCAATGCTGATCGAGTGTTACTGAAACTTCATCGTCTGCGGGATTTTGAAGTGTAACCATGCCAGTTTGAGACATTTCGCTAGCGGTAAGGTTTCCAAACTTAGGGACTCTAACTACGTCACCTTCGGAAGCTACTTCCTCCTCAAAGTCACGATAGACGGTTTTTCCTAGGTTCATGTACGACGTCAATTTGTTAATTGCCGTGGTAGCCACCTTTTCCGGAATGAATGAATCGATCAATGATCGATTGATTGTGTCTTTAGCCATAATTTTATTTCACCTCCTCTCAAATGTAACTCTAACTGTTGTAATCGATCAAGCCCTCGCGTTCGAGTTTGTTTAGATACTCTTCGCCGGTCATGCCCTCTAAGTCGTCGTGCGTCTCACGAACCCACTTAGGATCAGCCCACCGTTCACGAACCCAAGACATAGGTCTTTTAGTTCCGACGGGCTGGTCAGGATTTGATCCTCCACCGATATTAGTCGGGTTGTCACTCGATCCTTTTAGATACGGTCTTGCTTCAAGAAGCGATTTGACTACTTCTTCGGCGTTTTCGACGTTTCCGTCTTTGTCAACTTTCAATTGACCCTTATCAAGCAATTTGATAACTGCTTCCGTGTCAACTGCGCCTAGCTTTCCCGCGACCCTTTCGACCGCCCTTTCAATCTTCAATTCGCGAATGGTGGACATTGCGGATTCAAGTTCGGATTGGCGTTTAGTCGATAGTTCTTCAAACTTTTTTTCTTCGGCAAGTTTTTTGTCGGCTTCCTCTTTTTCTCTAGCTTCCCTTTCCGCCTTTTCAGCCCGCAGCGCTTGTAGCTCGGTGTTTACTTCGTCGAATCGGTGCTTAGGGATTGATTGGTCGCCCTTGCTTCCGTCGTTTTTATTATCTTGATCGATTGACTTATTAAGGTTCTTATCGTCGCCCCCATCGCTGGGTTTGTCGTTGTTCTGATCCTTATTTTGGTCGTCTTTATTTTCGGCCATAATTCTATTCACCCCCTTTCTTTTACACTTGTTATCGCGGCTGGTGTCCGCGTGAGAAAAGGTAATTTTCTCTAAAAATATAATAGCATATTAAAGTCAATTACTGTCAACCAATTTTGAAGCTGGAATTTTCCCTTTGTTATCCAACTCTATAATTACTTGATTGAGTATGGCTTCTGTTAAGGCTACATCATGGCTTAACCGAGCGTCTCCATTTTTGAAATTATCAACTAGCGCTTTAATTACTTTCATGTTCATTTTAGTTTTCCGTAAAGAATAGGAATCCGATCAAACTTTAGGTCTTTGTAGGCTTGTAAATTATGAATCCCGGCAACTATACCTATATCTTGAAGCACAATCACGGGGTCTTGCCTCCGATTGTCCTTTATGGCCTTTCTGGCTTGTCTGACCTCGCCTTTGTCTAACTCATAGGGTATATGCAACGACTCCGGATCTACCCAGCGTAACGAAATGGTATAAAGATTATCTAGGATTTTTCCGTGCTTATATTTTCTTAGGGCTTGCTTGTCTAGGTTTATATTCATAGTTTTATATATCTTTGTTTTTCTGGATTCCAGACTGCTGTCACTTCTGCTAGTTTTTCGTGATATGGCAAGTACCTGTGTCTACAGTTCGGGTGGAAAAGTCCCGAAGATTCGGCCTCATCCGTAGTTGGATATTTAGGATGTTTGCCGGATAATGATAAGATTTTGCCCTCCCACGGTCTACACAAATCACACTCCCCAAAGTGATCGGACACCTCTACTAAATCATACCCGGAGTCTAGTAGTCGATTGGTTAGCCCCTGATTTGCTGTTTTAACCAGCATTGTACGGGTTAGCATATTGGAATATGACTCTAGTGACCACTTGCGCCCCCCTCGGTCTACAAGGGCTACTAGACCCTCTTTAAGAGTACCAGCAATCTTGTCCGATATAGCCCGGCGAGTATCCCCTGATATTTTGCCTTCCGCCAATAATGCAGTCACCTGATCGCGTGCCGACTGGTTTAACATTCTTAACGCCGCCCTCTTAACTCCGGAATATGCTTCACGATATGAAAGCATAATATCATCCGCCAATGATTCTATTGCCCTTGTGTCTAGTTTTGAAAATGATGTAGTTACCGGAAATCCTGATTTTTCCAACCGATTGACGGCGTCTTCGCTATACTCTGAATAATATCGCCTTACCTCATCCTGTACCCATTTAGACGTCTTCTTATCTAGTGTTTGCAGGGTTGAATCTATATTTTTGAGAATGGCGATCCTACGCGCTCTACCAAAGTCCGACGCCCCTTCAAGTTCTGAAATGATTTTCTTAGTTGCCGCCTTGTAGTAGCTGGTGAGTGTGTTTAGTTTTTTGTCGCTAAACACGACTTCCGGGCCTATGAAAGGCTTAGTGTTAGCCATAGTCTATTTTTTTGGCGGGTTCTTATCCTGATTCTTATTCCCGCCGTTATTATTATCCCCGGCGATCGGGTTTGCGCCACTTTTCTTGTCTACGAAGCTGGTAAAATCCGCGGCCTTCTTATCGTCTTCACTAACTTCATCTAATATATTCTCCGCCTCATCCTCCTCGACATTCTCTAGTTGAATTACGGCTCTTTTCTTACTAATGATCCCGGCGTCTAGTTTCTTAATCGCGATCTCTGTTCTCTCGGTTTCGTCGTTTACTACCCCGTCTTGCCATGATGTAGTTGGTATGCCCGGCTCTTTTGGTTTAATGTTTAAGTCGTCAGATATCTTGAAGCTGGGGTTAGCTGCTACTAATAATTCAGCGGTGTATATAAGCTCCTTGATTGCTTGGTCATAGTAGATTTTTTTACGGTTGCGCTTGGCTATGGTTCGAAGTAGTCGCATTTTCAAAGCACGCCCCGACTCTGCTTGTCCATTTTTACCCATACCCAAGGCGTCCGGCGAGGTTTCGCTAAACATAAACAAAAACTCGACTAGCTTGTCAATCTCGGAAATGGCGTTCTCTAGGTTTGCGTTCCAGACTATATACTCCGGTTTATTCCCGGATTCGTCCATCTCGAACATTGTAAATGCCTTCTTTTGTACGTTCCCTGACTCATCCAAAACACCCTCCGGTACAGCTAAAATCGGGTCGCTGTGTTTGTCTAGGATATTGTCAATCTTAGTCATTCGGTTGTTAAGGGCAAAAATTAGCTCCTTTAAGTCCTTAAAATCTGAAATGCCAAAGTGTCCACGTGATTTCCAATTGGGGACGTGAATAACTAGCGATCGGTTGATATTTGTTTTTACCTCTGGCAGATATTCAGTACCCGCTATTTTGTTATATGCAGCAAGGTCAACGTCCTTGATTCCTTCTTTACTTACTCTCCCCGCCTTCATCTTAACTACTCCGGGTTCATGGGTTTCTACGATGATATATTGATCCTCCCCGATCTTGGTCAGACTTGATAAGTGAATCCTCTTGGGGGTAGCTCTTGTGTTGTGTGGGTCAATTTCTGGTACATATAGCGCTGGTGACGCGTCCTCTATCAATACCTTGTTATTCTCTACCCTTATCTTGAATAAGTTATCCCCAAAGTATGAATTGGCGATAGCGTGTTCATAAAACAAGGTGTCTAGCTTGTTTTCAAAAACCAATGCGTCGATGAAATCCTGATTTTTTTCGTCGCTAATAGACACCGGCTCACCGAAAAGCATATCGGCGATAACCTTCGAAACTAACCCTGAAAAGTTACACGCCACATACCTAAGCCGTGCATATTGATCTTTCATTTCCTCGGCCTTAATTGAAAAGGCCGAAAAATGATCGCCTAAAAACAAGCTCTCATAGATACCGTAATCCTTAACCCTAGGGCTGTCTTTTATTTTGTCGTATATTTGACTGATTGTAAGTTCGTTCATATTTTTACATCCCTACCGGTTTATGCCCAAAGGCTCTGGCCCTTGGCTTTATTCTACCTTCTCTAGCAAGCATTAAACTATCGAAGGCGTCATCGTTTTCCCCGAAGGGAAACTCCTCTAACTCCCGTTTAATTATAGCGTATTTCGGATGGTCGTTTCTTAACCTTACAAAACCACCCTCGAACGCTACGCTGTGAATCCTAGCCCTTCTGATTTTGTCTTTGTCAGTTATAACCTTGTTTATCTTTGTGGTTATTCCTGCCTTTTGAAGCGCTGACCTTACCAGTTGGTAGAGTCCGGCTTGATAGGCGTTAGATTCAATCGACAACACGTCGATTTTCCACTCTCTACAACAGTTTACTATCCTTTCGACCTGCTCGTCAATCGAAAACTTACCGTGAATTAAATCGAGCTGTAACTCCTCACCAGTTTTCTTATCTAATCCAAAAACGTACATTGAAAAATTGTCGTTGGTTTCCTTTTCGCCGATAGCGGGGTCAACACCAGCGTAAACCTCTAAACCCCTGCGGAATAAGTCGGCGCGCTGGATATCAGATATCCCCTCAAATGTCCTAATCCTGTGTATATACGAATACTCCCTAATCCATTCCAACCTAATTATGCGGTCTTTGTCGTCCTGTGGTTCGTTTTGATACTCTTGGGCGAAGACCAAACTACCAACATAGTCCGGATGGTTAGGATCGTCCCTAATTGCTTTTAAGTATTCCGGGGTATACATCTCAGGCCATAGCGATTGGTTGCCGTTTATAAGCGCTTGGTAGTGTCTGGTATTCCATCCGCTATACTTGCCCTCCTTGTCAATTACCTTTTTGAGCAATGCGTGATAGTGAAGGATTGTCCCGATGTATATGATGTTTTTTGGTACAGATAGCGACGGCTGTAAGTCATAATTAAACCATCTATCTAATTTTTCCCTACGTTCTGCACTATACACCATCTCTAAATTTTCGAGGTCATCAATGACCGCCAACTGCGGACGAAATGATAGGAATTTAAGTCCACGGATTTTCATTCCAGCACCCAACGCCATAATCATTACGGGGCCTTTCCTGCTATTTACTACAATACGATCTTCACCCCACGGATCACCGGTAACCTCTGGATATAACCAGCGGATGAATTGGTTTTGTTCTAGTTCAGCTTTAAGCGCCCCTAGTTGCAGTTTTGCTTGGGTATAAGTGTCGGAGATGAGAAGTATAAACCGATAGCGTCCAGTAAGGGCAGACCACGCCAAGCCAATTACGTTCGTCGTTGTGGATTTGGCGAAGCCACGCGGCGCGGCGAAAGCCCACTTGCCACCCTTAGAAATGGCGCCAAGAATTTCGTCATGGAAGGCCGGGCTTTTATGCTGGATATGATTAGGGAATAAAAACTTAAACTCAGTAACAGACGAGCTTTTATCATAGCGTTCAAGAAGGTAACTGCGCGAGACGGCTTTTCCATAATTAGCTATTAGGGTTTGTAGAGGGCGATTGTTCATTCTTATTTAATTCGAAAAGGCGATCAATTTCCGTTATGGTTTCTGCTGGTAGTGAGACTTCATTTGTGGCGTTTACGTCTGACTTGGTTACCATTATCGGCAGACCCAACACAATACGCTCACCCTCAATTGCAGTTTTTAGGGTTGTTGTTATTTGACTTAGATTACTTATCCCCGGTTGGCGAATTTTTTTCAATTCCTTGACTTCTTCCGGTGATAGTCCGGCGTTTGAATCCTGCGCTTTCAGCTCCGATAGTTTGGCTTGTGCTTCGTCGAATTCTTTAAGTCGTGATTCAAAGTTATCTAATAACTTATTAGCTAAATCTTGAATTCTGCGCCACTTGGTTAAGTGTCGGGAATTAGCGTCGTTAATTTCGTTCGCTTTTTTGTCTAGCGCTATTTGCTCGGCTTGTGCTATGTTCTCGCTACGTTTAACCGGCCAATTTTCCCTAGCGCTTCTTTCCATAACGGTTGATTCGTTGATGTCGTACTTCTCGGCTAATTGACGTAACGAAGGATAACGCCCTTCTGAATCGGACGTACAATAGTCGTTTAAGACCTTGTCCCATGCTATCGCTTTAGGGCCGGTCTGTTTATTTTGATTTTCTTCGACCCCTTCTGCTGGTTCTGGCACGTCTTGGCTTGGCGCTGGTTGTGCGCTTGGCTCTTGTGCTGGTGTGGGGGATGGTTTGTTTGGTTCGTCCATCGCTTCTTATATCTGGTAATAATTCATAGTTGTCCAAAAAGTTAGAGGTAATAGATATCCCATTGTCTAATTTTAGTCTCATTATTTCCCTCTCTACCTTCTCAACGTCTACAATAGTTTTGATCTTCCCGTTAAATCTATTCTGTAATCTCTGACCAATCTTAAAATTTATCATAATGTGTTGACTCTTGATTTTAATAACTTGACGGCGTCTGCGTAATCCTTAGCTAGCACGGCCAATTCATTGTTTATATATTCCAATGATAGAGACTTACATACCTCAAAGTTCTCAAATACGAAAGTGTATGGCTTGCGGTCTGTCTCTATACCAACCATTTTTTCCTTCTTTGAATAAAGCGCCGCGGCTTCGTATAGGTCTTGTGTTTTATAGTTTTTCGTTGTCATGTTTTATTCTATTCCTTAAATATATTTAACCACATCATAGCAACCCCACTAATTTACGCCTCTCGATCTGTCTTAGTTTCAGTTCATAGTCTTCTGCCTGTTCAATTAGACCAATCCCCTCAAATGAATCCGGGTCATCGACTTCGTTAAACTTCTCGGCTATTTCCTCCAATTTCCTAGTATAAAATAAAACACCAGCCTCGTATCCTCCGTGTTCGATCACTCTACCACTTGGTTTGACCCCTATGTCTGGAATATGCGGTCGAGCCTCACTCATGGTTTTTCTGATAATTTTCAATTATGTTTTTGAGATAATAATGCTTTTTGCCGGGGCATAGCTTCTTAGCTCTAGCTATTGCTTCGTCTTTATTTTTGGCTATAACCTGAATCTCAGTAGACTCTATGAATTGTCCGGTGTCGGCTTCTCTCTGATACGCGTAGATAATAAAGACTAGAAATTTTTTCATTTTATTACTTGATACTCAACCTCGACGACTCCCTGTGAAAGCGCCGCCAACTTAGTAAAAGCCGCCGTCGATAAATCGAAAGCTCTACCATACTTTTCCTCAAAAGAACCCCTGTCGTTGCAAACAACCTCGACACTCCCTTTTTCACTTGTAAGTAAAACCCTATCACCAAGGTCAAAACTATCTGCACAAGCGGCGGTAAACCCTTCGTCCGTAAAAACATCACCGGAAGCGGTAAGACATGATGGATTAAACTTCTCGCAGTATTCGGTCGTGTAATATGACGCGGTCGCTTTGTTTGTTTTAGTTGGTTCGGCTTCATTTTTATTTTCTTTGTCTTCTTCAAGATTGCTGTGCTGTATCTCGATTGTAAACTCAATGCAATCGGTCTCGATTATTTCTGGTTCTGGCATAAACCACCGTCGAGTGACAACGGATGAAACGATGGCACTTACTGATAGGGCTATAAATAAAATTAAATATCTTATCCGCTTAGATATTGGTTTACGAGTTCTCAGACGTCCGTTAGCTCTTCTTTTCATTTTTTGTTTATTTTTACTTGCTGATTTTTAAGATACTCAACGATCGAAGATTCCGGGATTCTGTAATCATTACCAACTTTCACGGCTTTCAGTTTGCCCCGTTGTATTTCCCGATAAATTGTCATGTGGTGGACACTTAAAATTCTAGCAACTTCCTTACGTGTGTAGTGTTTTTCGTCTATGCTCATATCTTAAATATACTATCCTTAATTAGTAAATGCAAGACTTACATTTTATAACTGTCCCCTACCCTCCCCTACTCCGACGCGTGTATCCCCCTCTAGCCTCAAAAGTAAGCCGGGGGAGTGCCGGGGGAGTGGTTTTGTTCGGGTTTTGTTTGGCCTATATAAAATATCGGAACAGTCCAAAATTATCATAAACCGATAATAACCGCATAATAACCGTAAATATCAAGGATCTAGGACTATTTTCCGAGCGTTATATTCCTAACATAACTTGTCCTCTCCGGCTTAAAATATCCAACTATTGACCTTCTTCTGACTTCGTTACACTTGGGACAATATACCCAACTCAAACGAATATCTATCAACTCTCCACATACCTGTCTATTCTCAATCAAAACTTCATGGCCTTCATGCCTTCCCGTATCTTGCCATGACATTCTATCTGCTAAATGTTTATGTTTTAACTTATCTTCCCTTTCTAAATTTTCGATATAAGTAACTAAATCCCTAAATTGGTCTAGGGTTATTTTGTCAATCTGAAACTGGCACGCCGTCCAGTCTTGTG